AACAGGACCTATTGGTGGTCAAGGTCCAACAGGCGACCAAGGCATTCAAGGTGACCAAGGAAACCAAGGTGATACAGGCGATACAGGCGCAACTGGTGGTCAAGGCCCTACTGGACCTCAAGGTATTGATGGAGACCAAGGGCCACAAGGCGATGTTGGAGCGACAGGACCTACTGGCGACACAGGGTTAACGGGTGACACAGGGCCACAAGGCCCTCAAGGAAACCAAGGCCCGTTAGGCCCTACTGGTCCAACAGGCGTAGAAGGCGCAGTAGGCCCAACAGGAAACAAAGGCCCTGATGGAGACCAAGGTATTCAAGGTATTCAAGGTCCTGATGGAGACCAAGGTTCAGTAGGCCCTTCAGGCTCAGTTGGCGACCAAGGTCCAATGGGAACATCCCCACTTGGTTTGTCTTTTGGTCAATTTAATTTAAACGCAACAACAGGGCAGTTAACTATTGAGTTTTATGGCAATGCTGACGACCAAGATTTTAATATTAACGCCAATGGCGAGTTAGAGGTAACAATATGACAACTTTAAATTTAGGTAAGGTAAGAATGGCGTGGAAAGGCGATTGGTCTGTTTCCACTGATTATGAAGAGTTTGATGCTGTTTCATATAATGGTTCATCTTATATTGCTATTACCAATCCAGCTTTAGGGTCTATTCCTTCAGCACAACCAACAGAGTGGCAGTTGTTGTCAGAAAAGGGAGATGTAGGTAACACAGGAGCAACAGGAGATACTGGTGCAACAGGTGATACAGGCGACCAAGGTCCTCAAGGTGTGCAAGGCATAACAGGTGATACAGGTCCGCAAGGCCCTCAAGGTGATGAAGGTATTGCAGGTCCGCAAGGAATACAGGGAGATCAAGGTTTAACAGGCTCTCAAGGTTTAACAGGCGATACAGGCGCAACTGGTTCTCAAGGCCCAACAGGTCCTCAAGGTGATGAAGGTCCACAAGGTATTCAAGGCTTGACAGGAGATACTGGAAGTACAGGTTCTCAAGGTCCAACTGGTCCTCAAGGAGATGATGGCCCTCAAGGCGTTCAGGGTATTGTTGGAGATACTGGAAGCACAGGCCCTACTGGTCCAACTGGCCCTCAAGGTGATGATGGTCCACAAGGTGTGCAAGGTGTAGAAGGCGACGTTGGTAGCACAGGCCCTACTGGTGCGACTGGTCCACAGGGAGATGATGGTCCACAAGGTGTGCAAGGCATAATAGGCGATACTGGTAGCACAGGTCCTACTGGCCCAACAGGTCCTCAAGGTGATGATGGTATTCAAGGTATTCAGGGTGTCCAAGGTGATGACGGTCCTACTGGCGCAACTGGTCCTCAAGGTCCTCAAGGCGACACAGGTGACACTGGTGCTATTGGTCCTATCGGTTTAACAGGCTCTACTGGTTCTACTGGGCCTACTGGCCCTCAAGGTCCACAGGGTGACGATGGTAATACAGGACCACAAGGACCACAAGGTGACGATGGTGTTGCAGGTCCTACTGGCCCTACTGGCCCAACAGGAGGTACAGGACTAACAGGTGATACAGGCCCTACTGGCCCAACTGGTCCTCAAGGAGATACTGGTCCAAGTGGCTCAACTGGTCCACAAGGTGATACAGGAAACACAGGTCCACAAGGTACTCAAGGAGATACGGGAGATACAGGCCCAACAGGTCCAACAGGTCCAACAGGTTCAACTGGTGCTGATGGTGCTGATGGCGTAACAGGCCCAGCAGGCCCTACTGGCCCAACTGGTAGCACAGGTTCAACTGGCCCTCAAGGTGCGACTGGTGCTGATGGAGACCAAGGACCTCAAGGAATACAAGGCCCTCAAGGTGATACAGGTTCAACAGGTTCAACTGGTCCAACAGGTCCAGCGGGCGGTGTAGGACCAACTGGTTTAACTGGTGATACTGGCGCAACAGGCTCTCAAGGTCCGATTGGTAACACTGGTCCTACTGGTGATGATGGTGCTACTGGCTCACAAGGACCAACTGGTTCAACTGGTCCAACAGGTAACACTGGCGCAACTGGCCCACAAGGCCCAGTAGGTGCAACATTCTCTATGAGTGGTACAACTCTAAACATCACAACATAATATGAGCCAAAGTATAGACTTATCAGCAGTAACAGAAGCTAACTTTAATGGTGGTGCTGTTGATCAGATTAATTTAAATGGTAGTGGTATTTGGACAAAGCCAGCGAGTAATCTTGTTATTAGAACAAGAATACCCACAAGTTTGGCAAATGGCACTTATTTTGCTAAGAAGCAGTGGCTTCCAGCTTCGTGTGGTTCTGATAGGGCATACTGGTGGTGGGATATATCGCCAGCTAATTCCATATATATTACTGGGGGGTCAATAACTGGCGCTAGATTAAAGTTTGTTCAGCGTGCCAATCATATTGATATTGTCTATTACGGAAGTGTTACATTAGGCACGACAGTAACTATCGTAGATAGCGCTGGTGGCGGATTACCAAGTTCATTAATGACTGATCCTCAAGTCTGGGGGATTGCAACTGGTCAATCTCATGATGGCGCTATGTTTCATTATTACCCGTCAGAATTAAGCACGATGCAAAATGAATTCTTGCCAGGCGCTACACCGTCCATACTTAACACATGGGGTACGCTACCATCTCCTAACAAAGAGATGATGCACGCGGGTATAAGTTCTTGCTACAACTGGGCTTTCGAGGAACAAGCAGTTCCTAGCCATAAATTTGACAACACTAACCCTATACATATTTTAGAGGGGTCGGCTTCAGTTGATACTATCGTTTTAGGAGATATAACAAACGGACAAGTGAACCTGCCAAGCAATAAATGGGTGATGACGAAAAATGAGCAGGTTGCGATAGAAAGTTATGGCTCTACAACCCCGGCTAAGAACATATGGACTCTATATGGGATATATAACGGAGTTGTTTATAGCGCTGGTGATACTCAAGTAACTGATGAAAACCTTTCTAACACATACACAGCTTCACAATTAGCATCGTTAACAACAAAAGGCGCTACTTTTGATACAAATACATTTATTGAAACGTATAACAATGGAAATGGCAGTGGTGGGAATAGTTATAAATATATGTCTTACACTTCTACTAAAGATGGCGAACACTTATACGGAATAGGTCCAGAATAATGATAAAAGTATATTCAAATAATGTTCTAAGAAAAATAGAGAAGCATGGGGGAGATTTAGAGTTTTCTGACTCTATTATTAATTTTAATAAACTTACTAATAACCAGTTTCAAGATGAAAATATTGTTGCCGTTGGCAATTCGGAAGATGGGGTTATAACCACAGCCTATATTAAAGATTTCAAGATTGATATTAACAGACCTAGTGAGTTTTTTACAGCTGTTAAACACAATTCTTCTAATGATGAGGTTTTCTACAAAACCTATCACAAAGGTAATTGTAGTGGTGTCGATATAAATAAGTTACCCTTAGATTTACCTAGTGACGCAAAAGTGTTTGCAACTGGTCTGTACTCAAATAGCGAGTCTATTGTAACTTTATATTTTAGTAGCATAGACGCTGATAATCTTGATGTGTATGAGGATATTGGCGCTACTAACTTTCATGCTGCTACATTAATTCCAGATACTAAGGAAATACTAATAAGCGAATATCTCCATGTGCCTAGTTAGCTTTTCAAAGGATAAATCTTACACATCTACACAAAAGATTGAGCAGTTTGATGGCTCTCCTAAGTGGGGGTATATAGATATAACGTCTAAATGCTCTCATGGTTGTGCGTGGTGCTATGGTGGTTTTAATGAAGACTTGAATTCAGAGATGAGTTTTAACGACTTCAAGAATGTGCTTGCTAAACTAAAGGTTATGGGGTTACACCAAATAACTATTAGTGGTGGTGAGCCAACTGAACACCCTCAATTCTTGCAAATGGTGTCAGAAGCGACTAAGCACTTCATGGTGCATATTTGTTCACATGGTGACTGGACTCGAAACTGGGCAAAAGATTTGTCAGCGCTAGGCGTTAGTCAGATTCAATTCAACTATCAAGGCTCTAAACGGCATGATAATGTTCATCAAGTATTAGGCTCATATATTAAACAAGTAACAGCAATCAAGCAATCCATCAAAGCTGGACTGGAAACAGTAGGAACAGTAACTGTTGGCGCTTACAATGTAGGTGATGTAGATAATATCTTCAAAGAATTATCAGACCTTGGTGTTACTCGTTTAAGAGTATGGGAATCAGTTGGAAAAGGCAATAAGTGGCGCAAAGGTATAGAAGCTAAAAAGATATTTGAAGCGTGCCAAGATTCAGCATTCAAACTTGGCTACTTACACACGCAGTCTTACGACCCCGACTTTAAAGCAGATAGTTTTGTGTCTTGTCCAGCAATGAGTGAGATGTTAATGTATGTTAATTCTGATTCAGAGTTGAGATTCTGTACTGCTGAAGATTTGCCTATTGCTTCGTTCAAAGACGATACATACCAAGTTATTCAAAACAAGTATTCCAAGTTTATGAAAGATATTTCTAAAGATGGAAGTCGTTGTCTAGCGAGGGAAGGATGACAGTCGCACTACTATTTATTGCAAGTATAACGATACTTTACTCAGTCATTGGCTGGGGTAGAGTTGGCGCTTGTATGAGCAAATGGCTTGATAAGCCCTACTGGACTGATTACAACATTATTGAGTTTTTAGCTTGGTTTGCTAAGGCGTTAATCATTATCCCTGCCTTGATATTTCATCAAGAAGTTTGGCAATTACATTTCGGCACATTGGTTACATCATCGCTACTTATTTGGGCATCCATGAGGAAGGGCTTACCAACATTGTTGGCGTTTAACTCTATGTGGATTCTACTATCTTTAATTGTAATAATGAGGAATATGTAATATGAAGAAGGTTTTAATCGTTGGCGGTGGTAGTGCAGGTTGGATGACAGCCTCTTATTTAGATGCGCAAACAGACTATGAAGTGACGTTGCTAGAGAGCGATAGGGTTGCTCCTATTGGCATTGGTGGCTCTACAACGCCATACCTAAAAAGATTCTTTGAAGATATTGGTATTTATGACGAATCAGAGTGGATGCCACAATGTAACGCAACATACAAGCTAGGTGTTTTGTACGATGACTTTGACCGTATCGGCTCACGTTGGTGGAATAGCTTTGAGGTGGATGAAGGTAAGTATCCATACTGGAACAAGATGCGTAAAGAGGAAGGTTTAGATAGTAAAGACTTTTTTAAATCGTGTATTTACAGCGCTCATATTGGCATGGATGATACAGGCAAGATTAATAAAACCAAAGACGGTAAGGATGCTTATAGCTATATGCCAACACGCTCTTATGGTGGACATCCCGAAGCTAAGGCTTGGAATTTAGATACTGGCGCATTTGGTGAGTTTTTAAAGAAACGCACAGCAGATAGAGTCAATCATATTTACGCAACAATTAAGACCATCAATACAGACCCAGTAGAGGGTATTACAAGTTTAATTGATTCAGATGGTAACGAACATACAGCAGATTTGTATATTGATTGCACTGGCTTTAAGTCGCTTTTGATTGATGAAGTGTCAGATGAAGGCAGAATTCCTTTAGACCCTTACTTATCTCATGACAAGGCGTTAGTCATGCCAATTGAGTATGAAGATGCTCATGAAGAAATGAGACCCCGTACTGGCGCTAAAGCTATGAAGGCAGGCTGGATGTGGAATATTCCTTTGTATCATCAAATGGTTAATGGTTACGTTTATACATCTAAGTATATAACAGACGAAGAGGCTGAAGCAGAGATGCGTAAGGCTGTTGGTGAAGAAAGAGTTAAGGATGTAGAAACTTACATTATTGATATTAATACTGGTCATTTCGCCAAACCTTGGACAAAGAATGTAATTGCTATTGGCATGTCAGCAGGCTTTATTGAGCCTATGGAAGCTACGCTAATTATGGTTGTTCAGCATTTGTTGCACAATCTAAACCAAGTGCGTAAAGGCAAGATGACTAAAGACGAGTTTAATGGTGTATTTGAAGCAACCTTGTTTGACACCTTGGACTTTTTATCCACCCAATACTACATGAGCCATAGGGATGATTCTGAGTTTTGGAAGGCTAAAGCACACAACGATTCCCAAATTACAGACAGAATGAAAGAGTGGCTGGAGACAACCAAGAAGGCACTACTGCCACCTAAAGATGACGTTTTGTTTTTAACAAACTGCTGGATTGCAAAGTTAGTTGGATTTGAGAAGTTTCCAGAGGGCGATGGTTTTACGGATAGTGAGCCAAGAACACTGCCAACTTATTCAGGCACTAACTTTGAGCCACGCAATATTTTCAAATATAAAGAGATGGATGAGCTTAATGCTCGCATACAAATGGACAAGATACGCAACTTTGATGCTGATGTGTTAATCAGTCAAAAAGCGTATTTGGACAAGTTTATTTATATATAAGGATGCTTAATGGACTTAAACATTTTAATCAACGTAGTCGTTGGACTGCTGACCATATTTGTACCAGTCATATTCTCAATGATGATGCGCATGTTTGCACGCAACGACAAGATCATAAGCGATATTGTGGAAGAGCAAAAGCATATTGTTGAGTCAATGAATAACTGCCAAACAGCTATGCCTAAAGAGTATGTATTGAAATCAGATTACAAGAGCGACATGGCTGAAGTTAAAAGCATGCTGGGTGAAATTTATACAATTTTAAGAGAGGGCAAATGAAACAGCCAAGAGATAAGAATGGACGCTTTGCTCGTAAGAATTTATGGGCATGGGTGAAGTGGGTTTGCGCAAAGCTAGGCAAATGCAAAAGTTAATACTTGTTTTGCTAACGATTGGCTTATCAGGCTGTAATAGTCTTGGTTTTAAGCCGATAGTGCAGAATGTAGCAACCACTGGTGTTGCGTATGCGATTGGTGGCCCTTTGCCCGCGATTGTAAACGCAACAGTTATGGTAGCAACAGAAGAGTTTATTGCTGAAGATACAAAGGTTGGAGAGATTAAAAGTACAGAGCAGGCAGTGGCATATATCGCTGAAAAAGGCTTTATGTACTCATTGTATGGATTGGTTGCTTTCTTTGCGTTTACGACTATTGTCGGCCCTTGGGTGGCTTCTAAAAGATCTAGTAGAAAAGGTTATGAAAAAGCCAAAAAGAAATACAAAACGCAGGTCAGAATTTCGCAAGACGTGATAGATCAAATAAAAGGAACGAGTAAATGATAGACAAGATTAGTAAATGTACGATTGTGTTCACAGTAGGAGTAACACTTAGTTTGGCTTCAATGGCTTTTTTTAACGAATGGATGAGAATGCCTATGAAAATGGGTCAGCAAATGGTGATGCCACAAGCACAACCTTGTGCGTGCAAATGTTTAGGAGAAAATAATGGACTTTAATGCTTTAGAAGCGCTTATAAAGGCAGGTGGCACACTAACAGGTGGGGGTACGGTTTATAACCCAGCCAAAGATAGCTGGGAATCACGATTTGATGCTAAAGGTAACATTTATCAAGCACGATTAGATACTCCTTTGCATTTTGGGCATACAACTGAGAGAGTCGGGCCTATGTTTGCTACACCTGAGCCAACAGAATATTTAGGCCCTATTGGTCAGTCTTATTCGGGTAGCGCGACACAGGCGAACTATCAATTACCACCTAGTGAAAATTTAGAGCGACTTGGGCAGTCACAAGGAAGTTTAGATAGAGTGATGGAGTTGCAACGTCAGGCGCAGTATGAAGCCGATAGACAAGAAGGTTTGCGTAGATACGCGCAAATGAACCAACAACCAGCACCTAGTTTTAATGAGTCTTTAATGGCGTATCTATCTAGCCAAGGGGTTGATAACCAAAGAGCGCAGTATGAAGCTGATAGACAAGAAGGCTTGCGCAGATTTAACAATGTATATGGCGGAGGTTTTAAGTGAAGACATTAGGTGAAGTTAGAAAAGAGATATTAGTAAGGCTGGGTTTTTCAGATACTCAAGGCCATGATAACAACAAGCAGTTGATTGATGGCATTATTGAGCATGCGCAAAACCAATTGTTTTTCCAATATGATTTCTTACTGAACAGAAAAGTTGATAACAAGACAATCGTTGCTGGATCAACTTTGTATGACTTTCCAACTGACTGTGATTATCGTCAAATAGTGGATGTTATTATTACTAATGACTCAGGTCGTTACGTGCGCCTAACTAATGGTGTTAATTTTCTTGATGAGAATGTTACCGAGCGCTCAATCCCAACTAAATATGACGTAAGAGATGGACAGATGCTGGTTAACCCAATGCCTGATAAATCTTATGTTGTTCGCTTTGAATATTTTGAAGTGCCTGCTCGTTTAACGCAGGACGCAGACCAGCTTTCATTAGATGATGAGATTGTATTTATCTTGGCTTTGATTGATGTTAAGAATCACTACAAGATGGATAGCTCAACAGAACAACAACAATTTAAAGCGCAACTAGATAAGAAGCGTGATGCGTCATTAGGCCAAAAGAGGTTTTATAGAAAATGAAGACATTAACTGTAAACAAATGGTCAGTTGGTATTGATGTGCGAAAGCCAGCGTCAGTATCAAGTGCCAATCGTTTGGTTGATCTAAAGAACGCTTACATTAACACTGGTAAGACGATCACCAAGCGCAAAGGAACTGTGTCATTGGGTGATGTTCCATTAGATACGTTTGGCATGTATAGTGCCAACAATTCAGTACAGATTTTTGGCTCACAAGACCCAGCGACTGTTACAGTGCCAACTGGTGTTACCTTTAATCAAATTTCTAATGGCACAGAAACCTTGACTGGTATTCACTCAGCAGTATTGTTTAATGGCTTTATCTTTGTATGCGCTGATTGGAGTGGCACACCTAGGTATCACTACCTTGATGGTAATACTGATACTTTTGAAACGAATTGCCCTCACTCTCCAGTGTTTGCAGTAGCAGGATCAAAAGTGTATGCGAAAGATGGCGATATTGTTCGCTTTTGTGAAGTAAACAATCCTAGAGCTTGGGATAGTATTGATAATGCTGGTTTTATTGCCACAGGTAACTACACTGACACATCAACAGATGTAACAGCGTTAAGCCAGTATCGTAATGCTTTGATCGTCATGCACAATAACAGGTCGCTAGAGTGGGCAGTTGATCCTGATCCTGCCTTAACCTCTCACAGGTCTACAATCTTTGAAGGCTCAAACGAGCATAGATCGTTGGCTAACGTAACAGGTGACTTGTATTTCTTGAGTGAATCAGGCTTTAGGTCTATTGCTGTTCAAAATAACGTTGAGTCGTTGGCCGATATGGATGTTGGCTCACCTATTGATAAGCTGATCGTGCCTTTAAACAAGGTTGGTGCTATTAGCTTATACAATCATAAGGATGGCCAATACTGGTGTGCGCTGGGCAATAAGGTTTGGATTTACTCATTTTCCAAGACAGCTAAATTATCAGCATGGTCTTACTATGAATACGCCTTTACGATTGATGACATGATTATGCACAATAACGAGGTTGCGTTCAGAAGTGGTAATGCGGTTTACCAAACTTCGGCCAGTGTTTATTCAGATAATGGCACTAACTACGAAACAGTGGTTGAATTTTCAGACCTAGACTTTAAAAACAACACAGCTTTAAAACAGGTTCATTCATTTGATATTTCACAAGTGGGTAATTGTACTGCTGAATTTACAGTAGGCATTGAGAATAAAACCACAACGCACGCAGTTAGTGTTGTAGGTGACTTTAGAGACAGGGGTATGGTTGCCTTGCCTTTGGTCGCAACACACGTCCAACCTAAGTTTGTCAACAATGACGATCAGTTTTGGGAGTTAAACCTTGTGAATATTACATTTAACCCAATGGGGATTTTATAGATGTTTGATATTAGGATGCTGGGGCAAGATGAGTGTATCGACAATTGGGAAGATATACGCCAGCATTTAGATAAGGCGCTGGTTCATTCGCAAGGCGAGTGGACTGCAAATGACATTCTGAAGCGTGTGCTAAGTGATGCAAATCACTTTCATGTGTGGGAAGTTGTTAATGATAAAGGCGTTAGAGTGGCATTAGCCAGCACAAGAATTGTTAATTATAACCACTACGATATTCTAAGGATTTTTACCCTAGCTAACGTAGGTGAGTCCAAGTGGGGTGATTATCAAGAAGAGGCACTAACAAAGCTTGCTGAAAAGGCAAGAGATGGGGGCTTAAAAAGAATTGAGTTTATCGGTAGGAAGGGCTGGGAAAAGCAATTAAAAGGGTGGGATTTTTTACATATAACAATGGGATTAGAATTATGATTAGTTTAAATAAATTATTTATGAACTTTATCACACCGAAAGTTTTTTCTTTTGGTGGTGGTGGCGATGGTGGTGCTGGTGAAGCGCGCAGAAGACAAGAGGAAAAAGAACGTAAGATTGATGAGGGTATTGGCGCTGTTAACGCTTTGTTTGGCACAACTGACAAAAACAATCAATATGCCAGTCATAGACAGAACATTTATGACTTAAACAAAACCTCTTTAGACAAGTCTTATGGAGACGCTCAACGCAACTTAGCCTTTGCTTTGGCAAGAAACCACTTAGGCAACTCTTCAATTAGCGCTGATAAAAAATCAGACTTGCTTACTAATTACAATGACAACATTCAAAAGACTAATGACATGGCTGACAGCGGAATGAATAGCTTAAAAACAAGTGATGAGCGCACACGCCAAAACTTAGTCAACTCAGTTCAAACAGGTTTAGATCAGTCTAGCGCAGTAAATCAAGCTTTAAGCAATATGCAACTTAATTACGACAAAGCTAACGAGAATAATGTAGCCAATAATTGGGATGGTATGTTTGATAACTGGAAGTCGTATAAGCGCAATGAGCGTTATAACAACGCAATGACTGAAGACGAAGACGGTCGCTACGGTCAGACATATTTCACTAAAACATAAGGAGTAACTCATGGCTATCAACCTAGTATATTTAATTGCTTCAATGCTGGTTCAGGCAAAGGCTCAGGCTGATGCTGAAGATGCAGGTAACAATCAAAGGCGTATCGCAGGCGAGCGTCAGGACGCAGAACAAGACAAGATTGACAAGTTGATGAATCAGAATCTTGAGCAGTACATGAACCCTCAAGAAGAGGATGCGATGGCTCAAATTATTGCTGACAAGGTTAATCCAGCTATAAAGTCTATCGACTCAACAACCAACTTTCAAGATGTTGATAGGTTTGGCTCTCAAGGTAGTGTTAAGAACACAGCTTACGAGGACGCTCTAAATGGTGCTATTACAAATGTGGCAGACAAAGCCAAGACTAAAGCCAATATGTTGGCTAAGGTTAAAGCTCCGACTCACATGCGACAAGATCAATCCATGAAGACTGCTGACTCTATGCAACAACAGGGCGTGATTGGTAAAAATGCTAACGACTGGTACAACAACGTATCGAGACTAGAGATTGAAAACGCTTACAAGCCTGATCAGGGCATGATGTTATTGTCGCAAGCGTTGGGTGCTTACGCAACGATGGGTGCTGATGGTGGCGCAACAGGTGCTGGTGCTAACGCTGGAGCAAATGCTGGTGTAAGTGGCACTGTGAACGGAATTCCTGTGATTGAAAAATCAACGTTTAGCTACCCAAAGGAAGTTAATCTGTTTAATAATGCTAATGCCAAATATGGCATGATGGTTTAAGTAGGTAATTATGAAAAGATTTAATCCATTAGCGAAATACTTAAAGCCACAAAGTGGGCCAATGGCTTCAATGCCAAACGCACCACAGTCACCACTATCTCAAACTTTGGGCAATACACAGACTGAGCAATTAGCACAGCCTAAGATGGATTTGCCAAGATGGACAGGCAAACAAGACTTTGCGCCTAGTGCAATAAGTCACTCGTTGGACAATGTAAACACAAACAAGGGTGCGAGACGCAATGTGGCTTCGGACGACTGGTTTCACATTAATTCACGACCAAACAATAACAAATTTTTTTAGGAGATAGACATGAGCTTTACTAACGCATTATTAGGCGCACTAAACACTGGCGCAGGCATTTATAACAAGGATCAAGAGTGGGAAAGCAAAATTATAAAGGATAAGGCTTCGATTGATAATACGAGAGCTAATACTGCGTTAAACAGACAAGCGTTTGACTTTAATGATTTAAAAAATCCAATAATGTTAAAGGCACAAGAGTTAGCTAATCAGATTAGTCAGCAATCTTATAATTATAACAATCAGATGAATCCACTGAATCTTACTGGAAAGCAAATTAATAATCAGATTAATCAGCAGTCTTATGATTATAACAATCAGATGAATCCACTAAATATTACTGGAAAGCAATTTGAGAATCAAAGCCAGCAAATTAAAAACAGAGATGATCTGGACAGGTTTAATGCGGTTGAAATTGTAAGAAATTCATTTGCTAACAACCCTGATGCTTTAGATGATTTTAATGCTAAGAGAGCGCTAGGCTCATCTTCATGGGGGCGTAATCAACCAGATAAAGTCGATTTTCAGAAAATATATTCTCCTGATGGGTTGGGGCAAACTGGAGTTGGAACATATGACCCTAAAACAAATTCAATTGTTCCTATTCCTGTGCAAGGTCAAAGAAGTACCGCTCCAACGACAGATGTTCAGAGTGTTATAGGCGATTCTATTAACTCCATTTTCGGAACTAAAGAGTTTAATTCAGAAGCTAATCAAGCTGACTTTAACGTTAGGCTTAACGAAGTCTATCAAGCATTCTTAAATCAAACCAAAAACCCTGATAAAGCTATGGAGCTTACGAAAGAAGTTATGTTTAAGCAATTAAGCTTGGATGATGATACTACCAACTGGTTTTCAGATAAAGAATTAGATTACACGCCAAGTGATACGCAACAACAACCTCCTACAATAACAACAGACGAAGAGTATTTGGCGTTACCAGTAGGTGCGCAATACATTGCTGACGGACAACTAAGGGTGAAAAAATAATGGCATTATGGGATAACGATCCTATTGTTGGGGGAAACAACAAAAAGAATTTATGGGATAACGATCCTATATTGCAGTCTTCTGTACCACCACAAAACAATCTATTACAGCCTTTGATTAAGAACCAGCCACAGGCAAGCACCATTCCTAATACAGATTTTAGTTTGGGCAATAAGCCAATGTTTGTAACTGATGGCGCTATGGGAACAACCTCATGGGCAGAAGAAGCAAACACCATACAGGCTCAAATCAATGCTGGTGAAACAGTAGATTATGCAGGCAGACCATTGACAGAGCGTTTGAGTTTTGCACAGAGTATGATTCCCGAAGAAGCTAGGTATTCCAAAAAGCCTTCAGTATTTGATAAGGCTGAGACGGGCTTAGAGTCATTCGGTTCAGGCGTAGTGAATACAACCGCCAGTATGGTTCAAGGAATAGAGGTTGATTCAATCAATAAAGATTTGATCAAGTTAAACAGGTTGAAGAAAATTGATCCAAATAGAGACTGGACATTGCCAGTACCTACGAGTGGGCAGAATATTACTGACATTCTTAATGGTGAAATTGGATTTGTAACGTCAGCAGAGGATTTACAGCAACAGAAGAGTGAGTTGATTAAGAAGCTATCCACTAAAGAGTCTCTTAATTCATACTTTGACGTATCTAGCTTTATTAGAGATTTTGCACCTGATACTTCAGATAACAACCCACATACCAAGACTTTTTGGAATGAAAAAGTACCACAAGGACTGGGTTCAGCAACTGGATTTATGGGTGCGTCTTATTTAGGAAATAAGCTAACTAAAGGTAAGTTAGGTAATGCTGGTAATGTTGGCATGATAGCCAGCATGGGTTCTATGGCACAAAGGGCAGATGAGTTTGAGTCAGCCTTAAATGGTGGTGCGAGTTTAGA